TCTTTATTAAATTGCACTAATTCCTTTTTAGTAACAAACGTGCTTAATAAGTCAATATCTTCTTCCTTATAGGTTGGATATATTTCAAGCAATTGTCTTTTAACATCCGCGTATTTGTTTTTTTCTTTTTTCTTTCCAATCCACTTTCGTCTGTAATTTCCAAATTTTGGACTTCCTGCAACAATCATTAACCATTGCAATTTTGGATGCTTGTACACATTAAAGAAGTTTTTATTTGCATGATGGTTTATGCTTGCAAGGTAGTAATGTAAGAGTTCAGGATCGGTGTCATCAACATTCACACCCCAACGCATAATTAAAACAGAACTAAACTCTTTTAATTGTTCTTCACTTAAACTATCGTAATAAGAATAATCTTTTCTGTCGATAGCAGGAATAACACCTTTAAACAAATCTAAAGCACGTTGTTTTTTTGCCATTACCAAGCCTGAGCGTAATCTACTACTTGTGAATTTCTTGATACATCTTTTATAAAATAAACAACGTCCGGGTTTTCCTTGTTATTGATCGGAACTGCTAGGTATTGTCCATTTTTTAACCTTGGGTTATACCATTGAACTTCGTTATATACGTCAACAATTTCAACTGGTAAGAAATTAGCATTAAAACTACTTAAACTATTAAACGAAAATGCTTTAAAGTTCCTATCATTAATACTAGTTAATGGTATTGCTTCGAGATCCCCAACATCTTCTTCGCCTATTAATAACTGCCAATCCACCGGCATTTTAATAATATTGTTTCCAATGTTTAACACAAGTGCTGGAGAAGTAAAACTTTCCAAAAATATTAATGGAGTAAAATAGTAATCCGCATCTTTTGGATCACTGTTGTCAAAAATAGCAAACTGAATATCATCAACTACTTCGGGTAATTCATTTAATTCGTATGCTGTGTTATCTAGTGTATGTATTTTCATAAAGTGTATTGTACATAATTATTAACCTTAAAAACTCTGTGTATAACCTTTTAACCTAGAAAAGGTATATTAATTATGTTAATTTACTTCCACTCCAATTTTTCTATCGAAAATGGATAATTGGCTTCTTTATAAAACTTCTTACGCTTAGTTAAATGACGTTTTGCAAATTTACACGTACTAGTTATATCCCATACTTGCACAAAGTCTTTATCTTCTGCTTTACGTACACCACGTCCAATAGACTGTATTACACGCACAAACGACTTACCAGGTTCAATAAGCATAAGATTAAAGATACGCGGTATATTAATGCCAACTGCCGCAACTCCATAAGTTGCTACAATAATCTTGTTATTTGATTCGGATACTTCGTCGTACTGCTCTTTTCTTTTAGCACCTTTAGTAGCACCACTAACAAATACTGCCTTATCACCCAACCTAGAAACAATTTCTTTTCCTGCTTCAACACGGTCAACTAACACAAGTGTATTACCTGTTTTGCTTGCATCATTAACTAAATTTGCAATGATATCTAATCTATCTGGATTAGTAAGTAAATACTTTAATTCACTTTGGTAGTTTGTGTGTTCTACGTGGTCAATTAACTGAACTACATTTACATGACAATTGGCAAGAACTCCCTTGTCCTGTAATTCCTTTGCTGATACACGGTTAATTACTTCGCCCAAACTAACATGCAATGACTTAAATTCAAAATCTTCCTTAGGTACAGTACCTGTTAAGCCCCAACGTAATGGAATTTTTGCCATTGGTCCAGTTAATAATGTTTTAAGTGCATCTGCTTTTGCACTATGTACCTCATCTACCATTACACATACTACGTCTTCCAAAAACTCCCCTATAGTAAAGTCTCCTTTTCCTGCTTTAGTATTTTTCATTAATGTATTAAGACTTTGCCACGTACATATAGTATGTTGCATTCCAACTTCTTTTCTGTCGCCAAAGTAAACGCCAACATCCAATTGCATATTAATGTAATCTTCTTCTGTTTGCACTACTAGACTTTTATTAGGAACAATAACAATACTTCTGCCGTAGTTTTCAACACGTTGACTCAACGTTGCTGTAATTAGTGTTTTTCCTGCACCTGTTGCAATCTCTTGCAGGCATTGCGGTTTTTTTAAAAAGTCATTAACAATCGTTATTTGGTAATCACGTAATACAATAGGCTGTCCTTCAACAGGATGATTCTTTGGCCAAACAACATGGCTAAATGTGTTTTGGTCAACTATGCCTAGCTCAAAGTTTGTTTCGTAATCACGCTGATCATTAATATCAATTTCCCAACCATCATTAATTAATGTTGGTAAAATCTCTGGTAATAAATTTAAATATGTACTGCCTCCAAGATTAAAAAACGAAACTGTTCCATCCCATCTGCCTAATCTATATGCTGGCATAAACTTTGCACTTGGTATATCATACTTAAACTGCCTTACAAGTTTCTTTCGTGTATCTAAATCAAGATCCTTGACAGCACAATTAACTTCGTCTCTTACTACTATTGTTGCTTTTTTCATATACGTATTTTTATAAATAATAGGGTGGGCACAGCATGCATCAAAAAGGAATGAAAACGTTGCTGTACCCGGTGTTGATACAAGGAATAGGTACCTTGTATCTGTTTAGCAGTGTTTATTTAGGGAGGTTATTATAGGGAGCAATAACACATAAACACTTACTCAACCTGCTAAAAACTGTTCTTCATGCAAGTATTTCTTGCTAAAAGTTTCCAACGTTCTGCGCTGATTGTTCGTAAATCAGCGATTTTTAACGCCATTCTTAAACTCATTTCACGTAAATCATCTTTGTATTCTTCCATGAAACTAATAATTTCCGCACCTGCGTCAGTATCAATTTTACTATAATCTTTGAATAACTCGGCAGTACTTGCAATTTGTTTTACACGTAGTACCTTATCACGCATTGTATCTAATGTTAAATCCAAATAATGACATCTGCTCTGTAGTGCTTCTAAGTGATCCTGCAACTTTTTACTACGAATATGATTAAACTTCAAGTTAGTAATAAAAATTACTGCACCTTCAAATTCAAATGATTCAGGAATTCCTTCTCTGCGTAATAAATTACTATCTGCATTCCAAAAAACTTTGCGCTTCTTGCCACTATCCAATGCCGCTTTAAGTAAGTTAAGACTAAGATCGTCTTGTAATACCATATCGCAGTCGTCAAACACAAGAACATTGCCTTCGCCTGAATGTCTATACAACGTGGCGTATAAGCCAATGGGTGTTATTGCTCCTCTAATTACTTCGTACTTTGGATTAGCAGAAGCTATAACATCAAACATACTTGCTTTCTCAAGTTGTTTTTCTACACCATATGACTTACCGACACCCGGTGGACCCGAAACAATCATTGCTCTAATGTCAGTGGAAATGGTTGCCTTTGTCATTTCGTCCAAGATGGAGAAACGTTCAGCAATGCGTTGCATTACTTGTTCGTCTGTTTCTGCAATGGATTTGACAAGTACGGGTTTTTTATCCAGATATGCAATATCGCTAGGTAACACTCTAATCCGAATTGTTTTATAACCCACGCCAATTTTGCTGTTTGGTTTAACCGTAATAAATGAACCAGTTTTGGTTGTTTTAATTTCCTTAACTAGTTCAAATGTTTGTTTATTTACCTTCTTGCCGCGGTACATTCCGTTAGCAATTCTAACCTTTTCCATATATTACTCCCTACAAGTATTAACAATGTAGGGTTATTATACACTATTAAAAAGAAAAAGTATTATATATCACAAAATACTACCACAGTAGTATTTTGATAGGTATTAACTTCGGACTGGAGTTGCTTCTATTCTCCAATCACATGTCATACTCTGTCCATCTGATAAGTCGACATGCCATGAACCTTGCAACTCAGAAACATCACCCTTATCATATGCCTCACCATCAATTGTAATATTCTGTTTCGAATTGTGATCCGCATTACTAAACCATTCGTAATTATTGATTACATCATCCGCTGTAATTTCAGGCATATCTTCACCATCACTGTTGGTGAATGCTGATCTTGCGTAGTTTGCATAGTTTGCTGACAATGCAACCACTGTGAGTTCGCCGCCATTAGTAGTAACTGTTCCACTAATATCACCGTCTAATGTTTGGTCAATTTCAAATGTGAATAATTCACTAACATTGTTAACATCGCCGTTTGGTGTAACTGCCCCATTAAATACTTCTGTGCCATTAAAATTAAATACCACATTTGTATTATCGGTTGTGTAACCCATAAATTTTACTGTTCTATTCGACATAATAGTTATCTCCTGATTAATAATAATACTACTATTTATATTCTTAATGAGATTAAATAATGTTTGTTTTCAATCAAGTTTTATTGCACATTTCATTATAATACTTATCCCATATATCTACGTAATCAATGTCTCGATAATCACTAAAATAAGGACCGCCTAACGTGTAATGAATTAACTTAGGTGTTGTATTTGGCATCTTCTGCTCCCCAACAAGAAAATTCCATTCCAATGGGATACTTCCTATTTCTTCATCACTTTTCAACCATTTAAACTGATGCAGGTACATACCACTTTCATTACTGACTACTTCTGGTGTTAATTTCCAACATTTTGCATTATTAAACATCATAACACTAGACCAATTTTTCTTCTCGTACGTTGATTGTTTTTGATTTAAAAACTTAGTACTAGTGCTTGGTTGGTAATCATGTTTAGTGCACATTATCGAATATTTATCGTCGCGCAAATCCCATAACTCTGTAATGTCGGAGGTTACTAACATATCACAATCAATGAATATTGACCACCCTGTGTAATCACTCAAATACGGAGTAAGAAAACGAGTCATTGAAAATTCAGTCGATTCATATCCTTGTTTTGGTTTATTGTATAATTGCTGTATATGGTCACGAGCAATTGGAATAAATGACACAGGACTTGTGCTATGTTTCAATATACTATGTGTTAGTGCGTGCCATGCAACAGTTTCATTTGGGTCATACCCGATGAATATTCGAATCATTATTTTACTCTCCTAATTATATCTTCCTCTATACATTTATCGCCGTACTGTATTTCGATAATACGTAGAGGTTTGTCTGTATTATTACTTAATCTATGCCATGAACCAATAGGTATTAATATTTGGTCGTACATATCAGAGTCACTTTTTGATAACACAGTTTCTTCTAATATACCGCG